TTGTCTTGCACTAATAGTAACTTGTCCTCCACAAGCAACATCAGCACTACCTGGAATGTCGTGAGTATGACTAGGTATCTGTGGAGTACTTAATGTAGTGGCACCTGCTGAACCTGAAATACTAGAAATAGTAATACTTGGAGTTTGTGATGCAAAAGCAGTTGTAAAGTCTACAGAACCGCCAGAGCTAACTGACCCACTAACTAATCTAAAACCAGCATTATCTGTGCCTGTGTCTTTAGTCCAACCAGTAGGCGCATTAGTTTGATTGAAAGTCATGCGAGTACCTGAAGTAAATTCAGCGCCTGGTGTTGAAGAAACCCATGTAGTTCCATTTGATGTAAGTACATTTCCAGAAGTTCCTGGTGCTACAAAAGTAGGAGGAGACGTGCCATTTCCAAGTATGACATTGTTAGCAGTTAGTGTGGATAATCCAGTACCACCACCAGCTACGTTTAAAACAGCGCCATTTACGAACGCACCAGAAGCAGCTACAAAATTAGTTCCGTTACAATATATAACTTGAGTAGCGCCATTAGGAACAATAACGCCCGTACCTGTAGCCCCAATTACTCGGATGGCCTGTCCACCACTAGTATTATTTGCGATTATGTACACTTTTTTAACTACGGGTGGGATTAAGTCTCTTTGTACACTGTTAGCTCCAGTGACCACCAAAACCGCATTACGAGCTTCATCAGACACACCATTAAAGTTAGTTAACGTGTAGTTAGCATCAGCCATGACAATTGTAGTCACACCAGCAATAGCCTGTTCAAGCAAAGTACCTAAATTGGTGTTGGTTGTTTGCCCCCAAATACCCGATTGATTGCCATCTCCAATCAAAGTTAACTTTAAACTTGGTGAATATGTACTTGCCATAATTTATCCTTACGCCGCTAATACTTCTGTCCAATTAGGTGTCTGCGCAGTATCTACCAGACCCCATACATTTTGCTTGTTAAGTCTAACAACGGTTCTAACTCCAGTCAAATTAACTACCGAGTTTGCCTGAGCACTTACTGTACCAATTACACCTATGGCATTTACGCCCGTTAAATTTATTACTGCTGTTCCGCCAGTTGTTACATTTCCAAGTAACGTTGGTACTGCAAACCCAGTAACATCAATAAAGTTATTGGTTACTAATGATACATTACCAAGCAAAGTCGGCACCGCAAAGCCAGTAAGATTTATATCAACACTACCTGTAGCATCAACTGTACCTACAACGCCAACAGTATTTACTCCAGTTAGATCTAGGTTGCTATCGGCTTTTACATCAACAGTGCCAACCAAACATGGAACTGTAATACCTACTAAATCTACACTTCCGCCAGCTTCAACAGTTACAGTGCCAACCGCACCTACGGCATTTACGCCTGTTACGGCAATGTTATTGTCTGTCTGTACAGCAACAGTACCAACTACGCCAACAGCCGAGACCCCAGTAAGCTGAACTGAAATACCAACAGATGCTTCGCCTACATCAGCAAACGGGGCACCGCCGTAGGGAAAGCCAGCAAACATGATTTATTCTATACAAACCAAGTTACTATGGAATACCGTGTGCCACTAGTCACGGGCATGATTTCGTGTGGGTACATAAAGTTTGAGGGGAACATGATACACGACCCTTTTTTCAAGTTATACACTAACTCACGATCAAAAAACGCAAATTCTCCGCCTTCGTAGTCGTCATTTAGCATAAAAGAACAAGATACTGACCTAGGACGATCTTTAAAAAAATCTATATGATCTTTATAAAATTGTCCTGGTTCGTATCTTAATAATTCATATCCAGAATCTTGCTGAATAGTTGCGTTATTAAAATGTCTTATATATTCTTTTATGGCTTGAGAAGCCACAGAAAAAAGCATTCCGTCTATTTTTTGCCTTACTATTTGATTTTTACTTATAATTCCGTTAAAAGAAATTCCTATATTAGAACACTGTCTTTCGGAATCTGATTTACCAGAGGCAGTTATGGCTGGAACCCATTCGTTGCATTCCTTATATTCATTAAGGATAGCATCAGCTACTGGAAGTGGCATAATATTATTCATCACGAGAATGTAATCTTTAAGTTCTTTCATTGTTTTTTATCAAAATATGCCCAATCATTAAAACCGTTAGTCCTTACATAATGTAAAAATACTTGACTGTAATTTTGACCTAAAAATGGTTTGTCTCTCCAATGTTCTGCAACACACCCTAAATACAACATTGCATCACCAGCGTTTAAATTTAAATTTATTTCTTCGCCATTTGGTTTTTTGATGCCTATATCCCAAAGCGCATCTCCACCTAAATGCAGGGTTAAACTAATTTCACAAGCTGGGCGATCACGATGCCTTGCGAGTACTGCGCCATTTTTATATATACGTGCATAAGCATATGTTGGTAAAACAGATTCTTTTATTAACTCGCTTACATCATTAGTTTTTTGGCAAAGCAACTCAAGAAAAGGCTTAAAGTTATATGTTGCTGGAGAATTAGGCGCTTGTGGATCGTTTTCACATTTACCGCTTTGTTCTAACTTAAAAAATTCTTGTCGTAAAACTTCAGCACGTTCCTGGCTAATAAAACCGGGAACAAATAAAAAATTATTTTGCTCAAGCTCTTGTATCACTCTAACCTTTTTGAATATTTAGTATTTTGCTGTTATCTTCTAAAGCAATTATTTCATGCCATTGCTCATCTGGTAAATCAAATACATCACCAGCACGTCCAATTTTTTCCCAAGCTTCATCTAAATAAAGAGATTTAATTGCTACACATCCAGATTGAACGATGGTTATATGACCTTGACCATGAGAGTGATAATGCGCTCCTAAAACATCATTTTTTTTGGGGAAGTCGTAGTATGTTCCTTTTAGTGCATTTATTTCATAAGGTGTTGGAATAGCATCAGCCATAATTATTCCTTAAACTTTTACCCAAGCTGCTTGTGGTTCAACAGGCCAATTAATATCTCCAGCTACTGGATACACTGCGTACTGACGTATTGCGTTGCGGTAAGATACAAAATCTTGAGTATTACTTAAATAAGGATTGCTTTTTGTTGGATCAGAAACATCAGGAATAGTTGTCCAATCTGTAGCGTATAACTTATTAGAAGCAATTTTTTTGTTTTGTTCTGCTGTTGGTGGCATTGGGGGTTGAGGAGTATTAGCCTCTTCCCATTTAGTCATGCAACAATTTGCCCAAGCTGGTAATGAAGTAATTTCTTCGTTTGGTACAGAATCTTTAAACTCAATCCACCCAGCTACGCCATCCCATTGAAGGGCATGTACATTAGCAGGTATATTGCAAGAATCTAAATTAAGGTTATTGTAAAATTTACCGTCTTCGCCAACTGAACCGTCAGCAGGGATAATAGTTAACTTCATTCTTCAATACTCCTAAGTAATTTGGGTTGTTGTGTTTCGCCAGAAGAGGCCGCCAGAATTAATTTTGTGTTAACTTCATTAGCCTTAACCATTTCATTTCTAAACGATTCAACGGCAGCGCCAGTTTGTCTTTGCTGACCTGAATTTTCAATGAGTAGCATTGGCATCCAAGCAATAGCACATTCATAGCTATCTACTTGGGCACCACTATTCATGTCATATCCTTGCACACGAGTATACCAAGCACAGGTAAGTCCAACACAATCTTTTTTAATAAGTGGACAAAATGTACCGTTTTTAAGCGTTCCCATTATTAATCCTTAATTTCTATGTACTGTCAAATTATCATACACAAACCACGAAACAATTATCTCTCGTGATTCGTTTGAAGGAGTGGTGTAGTGTTGATACATGCCATATGGCGGAAATATAACCACTTTACCCATCTCGGTTTTAATGTTTTTATTTTGGGCAGGAAATACTAATTCTCCGCCTTCATGCACCGTATTTAAATGCAATATAACTGAAGCATATCGTAACAGTGAAAGGTTTGAAGTTTTATTATCAAAATTAAATTCTCCATCAGCATGCACATGACATATATCTCGTGGATCATACAAATGATACTCGTACCCAGTATCTCCAGACTTAAAAAGAGGTTTGTACCTATTTGCTATTACGTCTAATTGAATTTCAGTAAATATATTGTGTAGTTGTGAATCAAGATCTTTAAGTTCTTCTTTTTTAGATATACAAATTGTCCTGCCATCTCGGTTATAAGAGTTTGTTTTTTTTAACGGTAAATGTGGACGTAGTTGTTCCTTAATACTAGTAATAGTATTTTCATCAATGTAGTTTGGCAGTTCAATAATCATTAATTTTTACTTGCACGAATGACGTCAACATATTTAACTGCAAGGTTAATTGCGTTACCAGTAAATGTACCAGAACCACTTGAAAAACTAAATGGGTGAGTATGCGAGCCACCACCGCCTGTAGCACCAGTAGACACTGGAGAACTTGCTTGTCTTGCACTAATAGTAACTTGTCCTCCACAAGCAACATCAGCACTA